GAAGGTAGATCTCAAGTAGTATCTAACGATGTTTTAGATACAGTAGAAAGTTTAATGCCATCATTGATGAGAATATTCACATCAGGTGATAATGTATTTAATTGTGAAGGCATGGGGCCTGAAGATGAAGAAATGGCTAGACAATGTTCTGATTATTTAAACTATATTTTTTATAAAGAGAACGATGGATTCTTAGCTTTATATACAGCATTTAAAGATGCACTTATCCAAAAAAATGGAATACTAAAAGTATATTGGGATAACGCAGCTAAAACTGAAAGAGAAGAATATACAAGATTAACAGATGATGAATTTAATGATTTAGTTGCAGATACAGAAGTTAAAGTTTCTAATCATACAAAATACGAAGAAGCTATTACAGATGACATGGGTAAAGAAATAGATAAAATTCCTTTACATGACATAGTAATACATAGAACAAAATTATATGGAAAAGTTAAAATAGATCCTGTTCCACCAGAAGAATTTCTTATTGAAAGAAGATGTAAGTCCATTGATACTGCAAACTTTGTTTGTCATAGAGTGAACAAAACAAGAACAGAATTAGTTGAAATGGGATATGATCCAGATGTAGTATCATCACTACCAACTGGTGATGGAGACTTTTATACTGAAGATAAAATAACTAGACACCAAAGTGTAGATTTTTCACATGGAGAAACTGATGGTGATAAAAGTACACAAGATGTTTTAATACATGAGTGCTATGTAAGAATGGATGTAGATGGTGATGGAAAATCAGAACTATTAAAAATCACAGTAGCAGGTGATGGTAAAAAATTATTAGACATGGAAGAAATAGATACAATGCCATTTGTATCAATGACTCCAGTTATTATGCCACACAGATTCTATGGAAGAAGTGTAGCTGAATTAGTAGAAGATATACAATTAATTAAGTCTACTGTAATGCGACAGATGTTAGATAATATGTATTTAACAAATAACAATAGAGTTGCAGTACAAGATGGACAGGTTGCAATGGATGACTTATTAACTAATCGTCCTGGAGGAATTGTTAGAACTAAACAACCTCCTCAAAATGTAATGATGCCTATACAGGCACAACCGATTACTGAACAAGCAAGTGGTATGTTAGCCTACCTAGATTCTGTAAAAGAAACTAGAACAGGCGTTACAAGAACATCACAAGGGCTAGATGCAAACACACTAAATAATAGTACAGCAACTGGCCAGAACCAAATTCTGACACAATCACAAATGAGAATGGAGTTAATCGCCAGAATCTTTGCTGAGACTGGTGTAAAAGATCTAGCCTTAAAAATGTTTGAACTTACTTGCAAGTATCAAAACAAAGAAAAAATAGTAAGAATCAGAGGTAAATATATACCTATGAGACCTTACGAATGGAAAGACAGAGTTAATATAACAGTACAAGTAGGATTAGGTACTGGATCAAAAGAACAACAGTTGATATTAATGAATGCAATATTAGAAAGACAAATGTCTGCAATTAATCTACAACAGAATGTTCATGGCCCAATGGTTAATCTTAGAAATATTTATAACTCTTTGAAAAAATTAGTTGAAAATGCAGGTCTAAATAGTATAGAACCTTACTTTATGGATCCAGAAGTAGGTGCAGCATCAATGCCTCCAATACCTCCTAAACCACCAACTGAGTTTGAGAAGGTAACATTAGCTCAAGTACAAGGTGAGAACCAACGTGCACAGTTAAAAGCTGAAACAGAAGCTAAAAACTTAGAAGGTAAAATGAGACAAGCACTTCTAGATTACGAACTAGCTATAAAAGAAATGGAATTGAAATACAATACCAAGATTGATGAGTTAGAACTTAAACGAAGATCTATGTTAGAACAAACTGATTTACAAAAATCAGGAGATCTAATGGGTCAAATAGTAAGAGGACAAAAACAATTCTTTAATGATGGACAAGGAAACAATAATCAGGGAGGGCAAGAGAGCTCAGCAACTGCTGGACGATCCCCTTCTAAAAACAGCATTTAACGATCTCTTAGAAATTTATAGACAAGAGATTTTTAATACATCTTTCGCAGATGATGACAAGCGAAGAAACCTTTGGGTAGCCTTTAATATGGTAGATAAAATCCGAGGGCATTTGCTTAGTGTCATGTCTAGTGGAAAACTTGCTCAAGTAGATCTTGAGAATCTAAATAAACGAAGTTAAGCTAACGCAACTTCAAATTCGTCAACCCTGAAAGGAACGATATGGCAGAAGAAAATATACAAGGTGCAGCAGAAAAAATCTCTGGATTACTGAATCCTAAACAGGACAACCAAGTACCAGAAACTAAAGCAGAACCTTCAGAACCAATTCCTGAGAAACAGGAAGTTCAAGAGAGTCAATCTGAGTCGAATGAAACTCCAGAAGAACAGGTTACTGAGAATACTGAGACAACAGAAGAAACACCAACAGAATTAGAGACACCAGAGCTCCACCGAGTAAAAGTAAGTGGTCAAGAGCTTGAGGTGAGCCTCGATGAACTGAAGGCAGGATATTCTAGAGACTCGGATTATAGACAAAAAACTCATACTTTAGGGATGGAAAAGAGAGATCTTGAAACTCAAAAGAATAGTTTGCGTCAAACTTACGATACTCGTTTAAATGAACTAAACGATTTAATTTCGACAGCTAATCAATTTGTTGAACAAAAACAAGGTGGACAAGATCTTGCTAAACTTTATCAAGAAGATCCAACTGAAGCTGCTAAACTTGACTTTCAATTAAGACAAGAAAAGCAACACATTGAATCTTTAAAAGCTACTGCAAGACAAGCTCAAACTCAACAGTATGAGAGTTACCTTGAAACACAAAAAGAATTAGCTGCAACAAAAATACCAGAGTTTAGCGATCCAAATAAAGCTGACTCTTTTAAACTTAATATGCGTAATTCATTACGTAATTATGGTTTTAATGACCAAGAGATAGGTAGCCTTGCAGACCATAGATTTTTAATGGTAGCAAAAGATGCTATGAGTTTTCAGTCTCAAAAAGACAAAAGACCTATAGTTTCTAAAAAGGTTGCTAATGCTCCTAAAGTTTTAAAAGCTGGTGTTGCTAAATCGAATGTTAGTTCAGGTAGAGAGGAAGTAAGAAATAAAATCAAGACGCTAAGAAAGACTGGTCACATAAGAGATGCTCAGTCAGCAATAGCAGATATGATTAATCTTAAATCTCAACAAAGGAAATAAACAATGGCACAACCAACTAATACGTTTGACACGTATGATTCAGTAGGTGAAAGAGAAGATCTTTCAGACGTTATCTATTCGATAGCACCTACAGACACGCCTTTCCTAAGTTCTGCAGCTAAAACACAAGCAACTGCAGTTCTTCACGAATGGCAAACCGACTCACTAGCAGCAGCAGTAACTAACAATGCTGTTATTGAAGGTGACGAAGCAACTTTAGACGCATCAACTGCAACAGTTAGACTTTCTAACAGTTCTCAAATTATGGATAAAACTGTAGTTATTACTGGAACTCAAGAGTCTGTTGATAAAGCAGGTAGAGCATCTGAAATCGCATACCAAATCGCTAAAAGAGCTAAAGAGCTTAAAAGAGATATGGAAGCTACTATTACTGGCAACATTGCTGAAGTAGGTGGCAATGCATCAACTGCGAGAAAAATGGGAACGCTTGGAGCTTGGACTATCACTAATGATGACAAAGCTTCAGATGGTACAACAGGATCTGGTCTTGGAAACACTGCTAGAACTGATGGAACTCAAAGAGCATTCACAGAATCTCAATTAAAATCAGTAATTAAATCAGTATGGAATGCTGGTGGAGACCCATCTATGATTATGTGTGGGCCTTTCAACAAGCAAAAATTATCAGGATTTACTGGTAATTCTACTAGATTTGACGCTGGTGCAGACGCAACTTTATACACTTCAGTAGACGTGTACGCATCTGACTTCGGTCAATTGCAAGTAGTACCTAATAGATTCTCTAGAGATAGAGACGCTTATGTACTAGACATGGAATATTGGGGAATTGCGTTCTTGAGAGACTTCTCAATGCATGAACTTGCTAAGACTGGTGACTCAGAGAAAAGACAGCTTCTTGTAGAAGCAACTCTAGAATCTAGAAACGAAGCAGCTTCTGGCTTAATAGCTGATTTAACAACAGCATAATAATATACATACTAAGGGGAGTAACCTCAATACTACTCCCCTGGTATTCTTTAAACATTGAAGATCTGAGAGGGGTTAAGATCGGAACAATGAGGAAACAAAATGAGAACACTTAACGACTACTTTTTAACATCAGCAATACCAGATGTATCAGCATCATCATCAACATTTGTAAATGTACCAGATGGTGGAAGAATTATTAAAATCTTTGCACATAACAAAGCAACTACTACAGGAACAGCAGCTATTACTTTTGAAATAGATGGTGTAGCTTGTGCTAGTGCAGCTATAAGTCATGTAGCATCAGGATCTGCAGGTAAAAAATACTCAGTAGAACCTTCTGCAACTAACGATGTCCTTGAAGGATCTGTAATTGAAGCAATCACTAATGGTGGTTCTACAAATGCATCTAAAATGGAAATTACTTACGTTATAAGAAGATAATTAATTATGGGGGTGGCAACATCCCCAAACAACAAGGAACAAAACATGAACTACGCAATGAGACCATTAACTACAGAAAAAGTTACATCTTCTGGTTCTTCTGCACAATCATCTGCATTTAATGCAAATATAGAATATATTAGAGTAATACCAGATGCTGATTGTCATATAGAATTTGGAGTTAATCCTACAGCAGCTAATACTAAAATTTTCTTAGAAGCAAAATCTTCTGAGTGTTTTAAAGTTTCGCCTGGAGAAAAAGTAGCAGTAATTGGATCAGTAAATTTATACGTAACAGAACTATCAGAATAGTATGGGTAAAGTAAGATCAGTTGAATATGATGCTGGAGTAAAGACTAAATACATTCAAGAGTCTAATGGTCAATTAACTATTAATAACTCTCAAGATGTAAACCCTTTGTTAAAAAGAAACAAAGCTCTTTATAATCATGATTCTGGTTATATATCTGGTGCTAAAGAAATGAAAAGAGTGGCAAGTATACCACCTTTAATACTTTCAATATGGGCTAAAGAATATAATGGAACTAACAACTGGTTTCAATTACCTAAAGACATTCAAAGAAAAATTATGAAAACTAAACTTAATAGTAATGAGTTTAGATATTTTAGAACAGCTGAAGGAAATTTATAATGGCATTAACAACATTCTCAGGATTAAAATCATCTATAGCAGATTGGTTAAATAGATCTGATTTGACTAATCAAATTGCAGATTTTATTGCACTAACTGAAGCTGACTTTAATGCTAAACTAAGAATACGACAGATGGAACAAATAGATGCTATTACAATAGACTCTGAAACAGAAACTGTTCCAACTGGTTTTATTGCAGTAAGATCTTTATATATATTATCTGCTAGTACTAAATATGTTTTAGAATACATAACTCCACATAATATGTTTGAGATTAAAGCTGGATCAACAACTGCTAGACCTAGAGTCTATACAATTGAAAGTGATAATGAAACAGAAGCTTTACGTTTTGGCCCTGCCCCTGATACTTCTTATACTGGGTACTTATCATATTATAAAAGTTTTGGAGCTCTTAGCGATACTAATACATCAAATTACATTTTAAATAATCATCCAGGAATATACCTGTATGGTTCATTATATCATGCAGCAAACTTTCTAGGTGGTATAGATCCTAACCAAGTACAACAATGGTTACAGATGTATATATCTGCTATGGAAAGATGTGAAAATAAT